TTTAATAAATAATGAATGGGCCGCTATATGTGCATCATGCTCTTGTTGTGGAAATGCTATAGGTAATTTCATTTGTAATGCTTCCATATTTTCCATAGCTGGATCTTTTGGAATCTTTGGTGGTTCAACTTTTAAAATTTCATCAATGTTTTGAATTCCTAATGCTCTATAAACTCTTCTATAAGCTTCTCTAAGATCATGTAAATCTGGAGCCGACATTGCAACTCTTAAAGTTTCATTAGCTAATGTTATTCTTTGAGATAAAGAAAATATATTAGGATCTGCAACTGGAATAACATCTACTCTGTCATCAAAATCTTTTACTTTAACAAATCTATCTGCATTGTGTACTGCGTATGGATATACTGGTGGTAAATATGTTTTAAATATTTCTGCAAGTAATCTAAATTCTGATTTCATAGAATAATAACATCGTTTATGAATAGCAGACATGACTCGTGAGCCGCGTTCCAAGAGCGCAATAGTCGTGCCTACTGCAGCAGCTTGATTTCCATCACCCACTTGCATATCAGCAATCGTTGCAAAACGTTGACCTGCTTCAACGCAATAGCCCATTAGTTGATAAAGCACGGTGCTCGGTTCTTTGAAAGGTAATAACTGAAACTGATCTTTGATGTTTCCGCCTGGTGCATCTACGTCTCTGAATTCACCTGGTTGGAATGGTTGATCATCATCCCTGATTCTAAGACCACGGGCCTTGAAGCCTGCTGGTAAATTAGAAAGAGTTCCTGCATCTAACAATTGTCTTAATGCAGTTGTAGCTGATCTAGATAATCCACCTATCATATGGATTAAACCAAAACCATAGAATCCTAAACCTGGTAAAAATTTAAAGTGTACGAAATAATCTTTTCTAGTTTTAAGAGGATCTTGCATATCCCAGTTTCTATAAATAGAAAGTATTTCTTGTGAACCTTCATCAATAGTTACAATGTAAGGAACTTTAACATTTTTATCTGTTATATCATTTTCTTTTCTTGGTAATTCATATTCATCTAAATCTAAATCAACATGCATTTCTAAAATGTTATATTGATTGTCTGTATAAGCTGCTGGTCTAATTCCTTCTATCTGACTATATTTCTTTTTAATATCACTAGGGTTTGGCTCTGTTGCCATTCTTAATTCTATGTTTCTATAAAATCCTGCTTTTTGATTTTTAACAACTTCGTTCTCAGACATTTTAAGAACGTGCGTAATTCTTTCACAATCTTTTAAATCAGTTGCGTAATATGGAACTACTAAATCTTCTGATGGAATAAATTTAGATACAGCTCTTTGTAATACTTCATCAAAATAAATCTTTTTAAATGCTGATCCTGATAGTGGTAAATAAAATAATAATTGATCAAAGTCTGGAGTATATTCTTCCATCTCTTCCATTAACATAAAGTTCATGAAGTCTTCTACTCGTTGAGCTTGTTGTTCTGTTTCCATAGTAGCATCGCCTACAACTTGTGTTCTTACAGGACCTGATGCTGGTAATAATTCTTTATAAGCGTGTGCTTGAAATTGTGTAACTGCTTCTGCAAGTAATGGATGTGTAACTCCTGAAGCTCCTTGGAAAGGTTTAGTTTGATCCATATATCTAAATCCTAAAAGATCTAAACCTTCTACATAAGCCTTTTCCCAATCTTGTCTTGAATCTCTATCTTGTTTGTATTCTGTAATTAAACCGTTAGCAATTTTATTAAGCATTTTTTTATCCATGTCTTCTGCAAGATTTTTATGAAAATCTTGTTGTGGATCTACAGGTGCTTCTTGTGGAATTTCTTGTCCTTCAACTTGAACGTTTACAGGTTCTGCAGGGACAGACATATCTGTTAAATGATCTGAAGGTGCTACTTCTCCAGTAGGTAGATTAGGTATTTCTGTATTATCTTCTATTGCCATAGTTAAACTCTTTTATACTAAACCGTATTAAAGTAAAGCTTTAATATAGTTTGGTTGGTCTATGTTTTGCTAGTTTATTGCCCTTTGCTAAAACTTCTCCACCACTTTTAAGAAGTTTAGTTACTTGAGCTTTTTTAGGATCAATAGCTCCTTCATGACCAAATTTCTTTTTAATAGTTTCACTACCATTTTTACCTTTACTAATCTCTCCACCTTTTTTAAAAAGCACAAGATCTTTAAAAATATCTTTATCTGGTTTTCCATATGTATTAGCATTAACATCGGCTCCAGCGAATTGAGCAGTTCTAGGTTGGTTAATATCTGCTGGTGTTCCAGTTCCGCCTTGTCCAGAAAATGGAACAGCTCTTGGTTGATTAATGTCTACGTATCTAGGTGAATTATTTAAATCATTATTTGTAGATGTAGCTGGTGAATTGTTTTTCATTAGTTCAGCTATTTTTGCTACTAAACCATTTGACATTAATCCCATGATTATCTCCTACTTAATTAAATCTTTAATATAATCGTGACCTTTAAGAACTTCTACTTCTCCACCATGACTTAAAGTAGCTTTAGGTTGAATAACATTTGTATTATCTGCACCATACATTTGATTAGCTAATACTTTAGGATCTGTTATTGTTCCCATTGGCTGGCCTTCTGGGCTAACTGTTTTTGATTCTTTCTTTTTACCAAAAATTTCTCCTGGTAATATTCCAAATATTACATCTTCTAAACTCATGTTTATCTCCTAGTATAATTTAGTTGGTTTATGTTTAGCTAATTTATTTCCTTTAGCTAAAATTGATCCGCCTTTAGTTCTTGGTATATATCCTAAATGAGGTTGTTCGGTTAAACCACCCATTGCATAAGTTTTATTTGGATATATTACATTTCCTAATTGATCCACATTAGCCATTTCAGATTCAATTCTATCTTTATCTTCAAGAGCTTTTATATTTTTTATTTGTTCATCGGATAGATGCATTTTATCATACATTTCTTTAGAAGGGATTTGTGATCTTCTTCCTTTAGAATCTGTATAGATAGGACCTACATCTCTTGTAGCATCATCAATATTATAGTCTGATTTTTTTTTCTTATTCTCAGACATAGTCTTATGACATTTTTGCTGGTCTAAATCCTCTTATAGCAACTCCAGTACCTTTAACTTCTCCGCCTTTAGATAATGCTTCACCCATAGTAGATCTTTTAGATGCCATGATAGCTCCACCGCCTCTAAGCGCTTCGCCCATAGTAGATCTTTTAGATGCCATGATAGCTCCACCGCCACGTTTAGCTTCTGGTTCTTCTGCTTCCATTTTAGCATAAGACTCTGGAGATGTTTTTCCAGATTTAATATCTTTTGCTTGTTTAGATAAACTTCCTAATTCTTCACCCTTATGTCCTTCAGCTTTTTCAGCTTTAACAAATTCTGATGGTGAAGTCTTTCCAGATTTAACTGATTTCGCTTCTGCTAATTCTTCTTTATAACTTTCTTTGCCTTTAAATAAAGATCCGCCTTTTTTTAAAGCTTCTCCCATTGTACTTTTTTTAGATGCCATGATTGCTCCGCCACCTCTTTTTTTATTTTTTGACATACCTGCCTCCGATAATGCGATTGCTATCGCTTGTTTAGGGTTAGTTACTTTATCACCCGAAGATGATTTTAGTTTTCCTTCTTTCCATTCTTTCATCACTGTTTTAACTTTACTTTGCTTATCTCCACTTTTCATTTTATTAAATCCTTTATGTAGTCGTGTCCTTTAGTAATATGGATTTCTCCACCATCACTATATCCTTTTTTAGCATGTGGATTTTTTTGAGCGTGTGCATAGTCTTCTACTGACATTCCACCTTTTTTTAAATTTAAAGCCTCTCCACTATAATTAGATTTATCCATTATTTCTGTTGGTGTTCCAAATATAGTTGAAGTTCCTTTTGAAGGTGTTTCCATTATTGGTTTTGGTCTATTAGATAATACTGATTCTAAATCTTCTTTATTTAAAATATATGGTTTTCTTTCAATTGTTGGTTTTTTTGATAATTCTCTTTCAAGTCTTTCTCTTGGTGATGTTGTATCAAACATACGATCATTAGTAGGGTTACCTACATTTATAGTCATCCTATCATTAGTAGGGTTACCTACATCTATAGTCATATTATCAATTGAATCACTTGATGTTTTTCTTTTTTTATTTTTGTCAGCCATTTTATATCCTAATAATATTTATATTCTTTTGGTGGCCTGTCTTCCTCCACATAATCCCTATATGTACTAATAAAGCTACCTTGACGGTATCTTAACACAGCTTGTGTCATACTATCAACATAGTCATCATATTCTCCATGAGGAAATGCAGCACACTCCTCAATCACGTCTGTAGCGAACTTTTCGCCTTTTGGAAAGAAAACATTGCCTGATTCAAATATAGGTGCACAAGCATTTACCCTAGTAAACTTGTCATTTCCCTTATTAGGTACAAAATCTACTGCAGGTATACCTGCTCGTCTAAACTCTTGTAGTAAAGGTTGTCCTGAAGCTTTGGCTTCAATTAGTACTGTTTCAGGTTCCCAATACTTGTAAGCATCAAAAGCTACGTTCTTAAGTTCTGGAAAATCATATTTACCTTTAACAGCATCTAATAAAATAATAGCAAATGGACCATCTTCTCTTGGTTGAAATATACCCCATGTAGTAATAGCAGAATAATCGGCAGTTTCTTTTTTACTGAATGCAGTGTCATAACTTTGAATGATATGATGTAAATTAGGTACATCCTCATGTTTCCATTCTTGCCACCATTCTCGTTTTATAATTGCACCTTCCTCAGATGTAGGATTCTGCATATATTGAGCCGACCAGTTCCTAATGCTTAATGAAGCTTTTACCTTTTCTAATTCTTCTAGGTTCCAATATTCAGGCCAAACTGGTTTCCCTGAATTTAAAATTGCTGGAAATGAAATTAATTTCCACTTATCTGCTTTTGGTTCTGTTTGAGCCTTAATTAATCTACCCGTCAAATCATCTTCTGCCCATCTAGTCATAACTAACAATATGGAACCACCTGGTTGTAAACGCTGTCTGGGTCCTGAAAGATACCAATCATAAGATCTCTCCATAGCAGTATTGGATAATGAGTCTTGTTCAGTATGGGGGTCGTCAATAATTAATAAATCTGCACCTCGGCCCGTGATGGCTCCACCAACACCCGCAGCATAATACTCCCCACCATGATTAGTTTCCCAACGACCTTTGGCTTTTGAGTCTTCTCTGAGCCTTACGTCACCAAAGATTTGTTTATATTGTGGTGAATCAATTAAGTTACGAACCTTACTACCAAATCTTCCTGATAATTCCGCATTGTGTGATACCTGCATTAATTTCATCTTAGGATACTTCCCTATAATCCAAGCAGGAAAATAAATAGATGCAAACTCAGATTTAGTATGTCTAGGGGGCATGTTTATAATGAGCCTCCCTTTTTTCTCATTTGCTATACGAGTAAATTCATTAGCGATTATCTGATGATGTCCCCATCGGGTCCTTTCAGTTTCTTTACGAAAAATGAAGTCTGGCCACATCTCTTTTACAAAATATAAAAAATTATCTTGGCACAGCTTAATATGTTGGATCCATGCGTGCTCAACTTTCTCACGTAATTGATCAGTGGTTAATAGGTCAACATTTGTAATTTTAGGGTCCATACAAAAATCCACTGTAGTGTATGTATAAGTCCTGCGCAAGGTCTCATCCAAATAGATTCCTTTTTTGCAAAAAAGGGTAATAGAATCAATGACTTAAAAAATGCAACCTATACGGGAAAAGAGCCTCTTATTTCCTATGCAATAGCCAAGCAACACGAGCCAACCTACACGAGCCACGATACAACCTACAGTTGTATTTTACCTAGATAATTCATTTCCGATAATTAAATGTTATCACCCTTGCACTGCAACATATCTATGTTGCGTTGCAATATACTCGAATACTTGCTCGATGCCTCGTGCATCTGGTGTCGTGCATAAGACTTCACGGCACACGGCACTTGGTTCAAGTCTATACAGTTTAAGCGTGGACTGCGAGAGGGTCTTATTCAAGATAA